TCGGTGCGGTTTAAGAAGTCCGCCACGCTCGTTTTAAGCTCCGCATATGTTGTCAGTGCCATCTGCTATCCTTAAAGCGTTCCGGCTCGTGTCCGAAAAACGCGGTTATCTCTGTCGTTCAGCCATTTCTTCAGACGCTTAGGGTCATCCACAATGCCTTGTCTCTTGAGCTGATAATACACTGAAAGCGGGATCGACGCCACCTTCGGCATGTCGCCAAACTTGCCGTCAATGTTATTATAAGCTCGCTTGTTGCTTTCCGCGATATGCTGGGTGTCTTGTACAGTCTCCACCACATATTCGCCTTTGCCGGTGACGTGCCAGTATTTCGTAATACCCGTGTCTACGTCGCGGCTGAATAATCTTTTCATGCTGCCTCCTGTGATAGTGGGGCGACGCCTAAACGCCGCCCCTCCAATCTTATGCTACGTTCAGATCGAACACGCCGCCATGCGCCGCTTCGTTTGATACTTTCAAGCCATACTCTGCAAGCATCATAGCTTTGTCAGCGTCACCAGTTTTGGCGAGATCCACTGAGTTGATCGGACGCAGATAGCATACTGATGCATATTCTGGGTCGAGCAACCACGCGTCACGCTCACGCTGGAAGCGGTTTGGCACAACCTGAAGTGTACCAAAATCTGACATATACACGTCAGCAGCACCGATAATTGTGGTCGGGCTGTCGCTTGGAGCCATGTAACGCTGAGCAGCAATACCGGCAAAGCCTGACACAACGGTTTTGTTGTGCGGGCCAACCATCAGGATTGATGGGTTGCCGCCAGACGTAAACGCTTGCTGCATCACGTCCTTGACCATTGCTTCGGTCAAATCGCGTTGCGTGCCGTCGTTACGAGCGTCTGAGCCGTCGTTGGCAGTTGGATCTGTACCGTCACCAGCTTTGTTGGTGTTGGTCGCAATCCACGCACCCAAGCCAGCAGTCTCGCGAGCTGTAGATGAGTTTCCGGCTGCCCGAGCGTTATTGTCAGTTAAAACTGCTTCGATATCGCGCTTTAACTCGCGGCCCCGCTTGGCCATCTGGTATGCTTTCTCGTCATTTCTTCCGGCCAAATCTTGTGCATTCAAGTTGTCTGCAACAATCAATGTACGACGTGAAATGTGCGTATAGTTACCAATGCGAACCGTTGCGGCTGTGCTGTCGAATGACGTTACGTCGTCGCCATCAATTACCGCTGTCTTATCAACAGCCGCAAGCGAGTCAGTTTGCCACTCGAAAAACGTGTTTGAAACGCTTTCTGAGCCGATATTACTTTGCAGAGGCACCTCGTCGGGCGAGATATTCGCAATTACATTTGCGAGGCTCTCGCGGATACCTTTGGCGTCAAATGACGTAAAGGTGTTTGCTACTATTGCCATATTTTTTCTCCATTATAGCAAGGCTTTAATTGCAACCGCTGCATCTTGCACGCGGCCAGACTTCTGTAGGCGCTGTTGCGCTTCCTGCGCGGCAGTCTTCGGCTTTGGTGCTGAACCGCGAGAACCTGCTTTTAGAGTTTTGCTGCGCGGCTTCTTAGGCTTCACTTTCGCCTCGTTAGCACGCGTTTCGCCTCTATCGTAAAGCATGGCTTTCCTCGCCAATTTGACCAATGTCGCGTTTTTAAGCCCTTGAACGTCATCTTCGTTAAAACCTTCTGTAAGAAGGAAGTCACGAATTTGCCCAGCTTCTGTAGATGCAACCTTCTGGTCGCGCCATTCTGGGATCAGATCAGGCAGAGCGGTTCTTTGCTCTTCCAGATACTGCTGTTCCATTTGCTGCATTTTCTTCTGCTGAAGATCACGCAGGCGGGCCTGCTCGGCTTGAACGGCTTGCATCTGAGCGCTCTTCTGCTCTTGCTGCTTTCGCCACTGTCGCTCCGCTTTCGCTGCCATCGTGGGGTCTGTGTCGTACAGTGTATCCCAATCCGGCTCTTCTTGTACCGATTGCTCAATCTGCTGGCTTAACGCTGGCAGTAGTTGAGCGTATTGCGCACGCTCCCGCTCGATTGCTTCGGCTTCCGCTGCATACGACTTGCGCATCTCAGCCAGCTCCTGCGTCTTACGGGTATAGTCTCGATGCCTTAGATGTCCGCTTTTCAGATCCTCGACCGTAATCTCTTCGCCGTCTACTTCCACCGTGGCGGATAGTATGTCGAAGGATTGATCGCCGGAACTGTCGGCGTCGTCCTCTTCATCAAGCTCGACCTCAGATCCTTCGACGGGTGAATTGTCGATCTCTTCGTCAGCCATTTCGACATCAGCTTGATCCTGATCTTCAGTTTCAGCTTCAGTCTCTAGCGCATCAGTTGCCTCTGCATTATCCTCTTGGGGTGCAAACATAGCACTGATTGCATTTTGCGCGTCGGTCAGGCCAATCCCTTGCGGGGTGTTAGTATCTGACATTTTGCGTCAATCTCCTTTATTATGCGGCTATTTCTGTTTCATTTCAATAGTCGCGTTGTCCGCCATTGCACGCAGGGATTGCTGAACCAGCTCAACCCCGCGCAGTTTCATGTAGACAGCCTCTCGGTTGTCCGCATCGCCAACGCCAGTCGCTTTGAACTCGCGCCAGCAATCCTGCTCGATCTCAGCGAGAAAACGCTTGAGGTCGGTATCGTCTAAAAGTCGCTGCGCCTGCTTGCCGTCATCAATGACCTGCTGCTTAGTCTTCACGCGCAGCCTCCTTGATTACGTCCGCCTGCGCCTTCAGAACCTCGCGGTTGATCGCCAGCTCGGATCTGATCTGCTCCACGTTAAGCTGCCCACCATATTTGGCCTTCATCTCTTCGGCCTTCACAAACAGCTCCGCCTCAAGCTCGTCACGCTTGCGGTCGTCTTCCATCTGCATTTTCTCGCGGTCAAGCTGTAACTGCGCGGCCTTCTTCTGGATGTCCGCTTGGATCTGCTGGATCTGCACTTGTATCAGCATCTCGTTCACGTCCGGCTTGTCTTGCTTCGGAGGCGGCGTAAACTCTGCGGGGTTGCTCCAGAATTGCGACGTGTCCTTGAATCCGGCCAGCTCTGTCATCGCCTTCAGCGTGTTGCTCAGCTTCGTGATGTCGGTCAGCGGGTTCTGCGGCCCCATGGTCTTCATCGCGTCCTTCTGCATCTCGCCGATCTGGCGCAGCATCATCATGCGCTCGGCGTCTGTGCCACGGCCAAGCGCGACGTTGATCGACACGTCCATGTTGCTATTCCACACGCGCGGGTCAATCGGCACGAACTCATTACGCAGGCGAACCATGCGAGGCGCGTCCTGATGCGTCGTGATCAGGTGCAGCACGATCTTGAACAAGTCTTTCATGCCGGTCTCGGCAAACACGCGCGCGATCAGCTCGATGTGCTGCTGGGCGGCGCTCACAGTCGCTGCAACGGCGCTGGCAGTGGTAGACTGCAACACGTTGGCGTCTAGCCCCTGAGACGCCTTTGAGATGCCTGTGCGGGCCTCTTTGACCTGATCCATATATTGCAGGACGGGGAACGCCTCGCGGCCAACAAATGGCATCGAAAGCGGCTGCACCTGACCGGCTTGGCGCTGGCGGATGATGCTGCCGACCTCTGTGTTCATGACGTCGTCTAAGTTAACCATGCCCTCTGTGACAGCCACGCGTGGGTGTATGGACATGGCCAAGCTGTCCAGCGTGTTACGCATGATGACAGACTTAATCCGCTGGATGTCCATGACGGTGTCCGCCACACTAATACCGAAGAAATCGTGCGGCTCTGGATCTGGGCAGAACGTGGCGAAGGGGGCCATGTCAATTGGCTCGTTGTTCAGTATCTTGTTGCCGTCGCCCGCCGTGCAGATTTTGCGCAGCTCCGCGATGCCGTCGCCGTCATAATCAACGCGGATATAGTTTTCGACATAAAGCACCTTACGCATCGCCGGATCGTTGCGCTCGTTCATCTCGTTTGTCAGCGCAGGGTTGCGCGTGTACCGCTCGACGTTGGTGTTCATGTCGTCATACGCGGATGACATGCCCGCGACCTCGTCGTAGTCATATCCCATCGCAACCAGCTCTGAGACGGTCACAATGCGCCTGTGGGCGACGTAATCTGCTTCCGCGATAGATTTGGCCTCGCGGGAGATTAGCAGCTCCTCGGGCGGCACAGCCTCCAGCTTAACGCGTCCGTCGGGGCGCGTATATTCCACGCGCACGTCGTGCATCATCGGAGGCGGCAGCATCTCACCCGTCATGGGGTTTAGCGCAGGCTCGCCGACAGGCATAGACGCCTGCACGGTGATCATGGCGTCGGGGTCAGCGGCAAGCGCCGCAAGCGCGTTGTCGTCGAGGCCGGTGTAATTGTAGGCGTCAATCGTGGTCTGGTCATCCCACCAACACTTGAGAATGCCAACCTTGCGGATCAGCGCGTCCTTGAACGCGGAGTGCATGGCCAAGAAGCCGTTGTTGTCGCGGTTGATGATGAAATTCGCGTAGTCGGTCGCCTGCTCCGCCGCAGCGATATCCTCCGGCCCCTGCGGCGCGTATTCGACGGTGTTATCGGTGCTATGGAAGATCCGCATTAAGGATGGCAGGATGGCCTGTACGGTATCGCGTACGTCCATGCTGACCACTTGGCTGCGCCCGTCCTCTTCATCGCCAAACGGCTCGCCCCGATAATACTCGGTCGCCTGCGCGCGGATCGGCGAGATGTTGTTGTCGATGTAGTCAATCGCGTCGTCGATCTCCTTGCCGACAATGCCCTGCAGCTCGTCGTCGCTCATCACGTTGGGGTCGATTTCCTGCTCCAACTCGTTGACTAGGTCGTTGATCTCATTTTCCATTTCGGTGTCCTTTATCGGCGGGCTTGCAGGGATTTAAGGTATTCGTCTATCACGTTCAACTGCTCCGGCTGACTGTCGCGCATTGCTGCAATCGTTCCGGCGACCATAGTGGGCGCTACGGCTCCCTGCGGAGACGCTCCAGTTGCCCTAAGCGCGCGCATTGTGGTCTTAGCCATGGGCTTCATAAATGGCGCCGCAGTCATCAACACGTCGGCCCCTCCGAGCAAAGCCTCCAAGCCGGATGCCTTCATTCCTGCGGCGTCGCCATCTCTCATGGCGCCCAAAAAGCTGCGCCCGCCTCTATATGCGTCTTGCCCACCAATAACCGTTCCAAGAACGGGCGCGTAGCTTGCGCCTACGGCGGCGTCGTATGCCGCTCTGGGGTTCTGCGTTTGCGCTAATACGGCGTCGAAGATGCTCATCTGCGTGGGGTTTTCTAGCGGCTGGCGGAAGTCTACTGCGCGCTGCAAGTCTTCGTCTGAATACACATAATCGCCTTGCTCGCGATATGATCGGCCAGTCATGGGGTCTGTCACGATCTTGCCGGTGCGCGTCTTATATGCAGCGCCTCCGCCCTCGTCCTCGCCAAGCATTCGGGAAAATGTTCTTCGTATATCAGCCATTATGAGCCGCCTTGTAACTTTTTGTTAACCTGTTTATGTATGGTACTGCAAAACGCAGGGAGTTTAAAATGGAAGACGAAAGATTAGAGGCTATTAGGCGAAGCATCGAAGCAACCGTTATGATGCTGTGGGAAAGCCAAGAAGACTTGCCAGAAGAAATCACTGAGATGATTGATGAAACATTAAAAGACATCTCAGACCTCATCGATCAATAAATGCGTCAAGTAAATTTCGCGTATATTCATCAGCCCTTGTCTTCCCTTGAGACTGCAGCAAATTTCTATATGTGCTAACCTCATCAACCCACTGTTGATCAATAAATTGGTTGATATTTGGGTTCCCCATATACGATTTAACGTCTTTGGGCATTGCCTCTAGCTTATTCGTAGCTGCAGCCTTGGGAAGCGCGCTGTCTCTAGCCCCTATAATATAGGGCACATCAAATCCTAAAGTGGAGCTTCCGGTGCCTTCTGCACGCTCCACGAATGTATTGTAGGACGGGTGGTCGCCAGATTTGATAGGCATACCCTCTGGCTTCGGCGTTCCTATTCTATAGCCAATACTAGCGGTGTCTGACAGCATCAAATCAGGGTTGGTTACAGCGAATCTAGCCGCCGCTACGTCAGGCATCCCAAGCCCCTGCATTTGGTTGCTGTCAAAAAACTTAATCAAAGAGGCTCGGGTGCCGCCTTTCTGGCTAGACAGCCAAGCCGGAAAGTCTGGGGATGATATGCTTACCTGAGTTTTTAGCTTTGGGAATCTCTCAGTAATTGCGGCATCTATTTTAGATACGTTGTCTCGCCAGCCTCCCCGATTGCCGCCTGATCTAATCATGGAGCCATAGATGTCGGACATATGTTTAGAAAAATCACCTGATCGCTCGCTCATAGGCATATAGCTTAGCAATATATCTTCGCCCCTTTGGGCCGCGTTCTTAAAGGCGTTGGCTTTTGCTTTCATGGGGTTTGCCTCTGAAGCCCAAACGCCTCGACCAACTTGATCCATATATTCTGGCCCGCCGTATGTCATCGGGCTGTCTTGCAAAATATATTCGTTTATTTCATCAATCATCCTCTGGTTCGACGTTCTGTCGCCCGTAGCAAAATACATGTTTTTGCCAAGTAAGCTTTCGGGCTCTATGACTGATGGCGGAAGCAGCCCCTCGCCTATTCGACCGCGCACCTGATATTGACTTGGGGCTGTCTTGGTGTGCTTAACCCCTGAAAATGGAGTGTAGAGCGCGGGGTCTTTTGCACGTCCTCCTCCCACGCGAGGCGCATCGAAATAATCGCTGCCCTTCATCAAAAAGTCTAATAAGTTTCCGGCCTTGCCCATCTTAACACTTCCACCTTCTGCGTGCTGCCTTGCCGCGTTCACCCGTCCAGCCGCGTGAGCGGGCGCAGAACGACTTTTTACGCGCTTTCTCTGATTTCGTTTTGGGGCTCGGCGCGGGGGCTTTTAACTTGCTGCCGGTCGCCTTGTTATATTTCGCGCGCCCCTTGGCGGTCAAACCGCCGCCACGCTTCACCGAAAGCTTCTCGCCGCGCCCAACGGATAGGCTTGGGCCTGATTTGCGTTTGGTCGCCATTACTTTTTCTTCGCAGGCTTCTTCGCGGTCTTCGCGGCCTTCTTAAACGCTTTGGCGGTAGGCGCGCCCTTGCTGCCAGCTTTGCGCATCTTTTCCTTTGACCCCGCCGCGATGCGCTTACGCTTCGCGTGGATGTTTGCATATAAACCCGTCTTAGCCATCTACGCTCCTTCGCCCCACTGGACGCACTTGTAATCGGTTGCGCGGTACGCAGGAAACATCTGCCGCGCGTATTCCAGCCCGCTTGGTATGGACTGTATGCACTGGCTTTCGCTCTGCATCACGGGGCTGCCAAACGAAAAACAACCGCCCTCAACGCTGCAAAGCAGAAGCAGCGCCGTCCACATCACTTCTTACGGGCGGGCATCTTCCGCTTCGTCGTTGTGCCGTACTGCTTCTTCTTTTTCATCGCAGACGCTGCAGCTTTCTTGCCAGCGGCTGTGTACGGGAACTTTTTACCACCTACATTTGGCATCGCAATCTCCATAATATCTTGCGATATAATAACATTAAAACGCCAAAAAGAAACCCCGCGCGCTGGGAGGGGCGCAACGGGGTCAAGTTGTGCGGGTACAGGGAGGAAAACCCGCGATGAGGTACAGACGTGGACATGAAACCACTCTGAGCAAGACCAAGGTAAACTTTTTTCAGAGAAAATGCAAACCCGCCCCTAAACGACCCCGCGTATGCCCCTGCGAAGGGGCGCGCCCCACCCGCCAACCTTGGAGCCGAAATGCATCGCCGTGTGGTCTGTCGCCAGTGACAGGCACACGGCGTCGGCGCGATCTGGCGAGGCAACGCGCCGCTTCTTCATGCTGTCCTTGCTCTCGACCTGCATCTTGCCGCTTGACGTGAAGTGATATCGCGGCGCTGCCAGCTCAGCATATAACGCGTCGTCACGCGGCAGCTTAACATCCATACCCTCCAGCCACGCCTTCGCCTTGAACCACAGCTCCGCGCGCAGGTTCACATATGTCTGATTGGCGGCGGCGCGCTCCGACACGTTCAACCCGCGCGCCGGAAGCCCCACCTCACGCAGCCGATCCAACACGCCTGCGCCGAACCCGTTGCTATCCACGATGATCTCCTGCGGGCGCTTATCCGCTGGCAGCGCGTCATACTCCGCCTTCACGGCGCCCGTAAGCTGCATCAAATCGAGGTTACGCCACACGCTGAGCGGATGCACGACGGGCCCCTGACGCTTGGCCAAGACAGACGCATCCCCGCCCTGACGCGCGACGTCCAGACCCCATATGCTCGCCGTATTCTCATGCACACGCACGTCGCTGGCCATGGCGGCCTCGATCAGCGAGACGGGTATCACCGTGTCCTCCTCGGATGGCGGGAAATTGCCAAGCACGCGCACATGATAGGCGGGGCTATCGATTCCGTAGCGGCGCTGCATATCCTCCACGAAGTCTTCGCTGACGCGCGGGCTATCAACGCAGGAAACATGCATCGTGTGCCAGTCGTCGCGCAGCCGGTTGTGCGTCTCGTAGAAGAACCCCGTGTTACGCGTGGGGTTGCCCGTCAGCACCGTCGTCGCGGTGTGGCCGGACATCGACCCACTGGCAGCCTCAAACACGGCCTCGGGTATCCCGCTGGCCTCGTCAGCAAGAAGCAGCACCGAGGGGCTGTGAACTCCGGCCAGCGCCTCGGGCTGCTCCGCCCGTGACGTCCTGCACGATATAAACGTGCTTTCGGGGTGGCTCTTCAGCTCAATCCGATCAGACTTCACCTCCAGCAGGCTGTCAAACGGCGGCTTCAGCTTCTTGGCCAATGCCTTCATCTCAGCGAACAGCGCGTCAAATAGCTGCGCGCTGGTGGGCGCCGTGACAACCGTCTTGCTCGGCACGCGCATCAACACGTGCCACAGAGCAGCCATGGCGACGCCGGTACTTTTGCCGACGCCGTGGCCGCTGCGCACGCTTACGCGGCGTATGGCAGGCGCGGAGACGGCGTCCAGCAGCTCAACCTGCCACTCGTCGGGCTCGATGCCAATGACTTCCTCGGCAAAGCGCACGGGGTCATCACGATAGCGACGCATGAGCGCCAGAAACGGGTTATCTTGGGGTGCGGGGGTGCTGGTCATTTTTTCGCGTGGCTCCTATTTCTCGGGAAGCGTGAAGGGGTGGAGGTGGGTAGCGGGGTGCGTGGGGGGGTCATTGCAATTGCACCCCGCCGCGCCAAAAGAGGGGGGGGTCAAACCTGACCATCTGGTCAAAATATGGCCCCGAAACCGGCTGGAATCGCATAATCGTTATTATGTTAAATTTATTATGTAGCAATATCAGCACGTTAGCGTTTTACAACTATTTAAAGTTGTATCGTTGTGCATATTGCTGCGCTGCGGAGCGTCGATATTTGACCATTTGGTCAAAAATGTGTAACCGCGCGCGCCTATGCGCTTCCCTCTCTTGATGTGTAAAATCGCCATCATTCGCCCTCCTCGTCCACAATCTCAGCGTCCTCGATGTCGTCCACGTCGCCAAGCAACTGCGCTGCCTGCGCGTGCAAGTCGTTCACGCTGATGTTGATAGCGATGTCCTTCTGGCGCACGTCGTATTGCTGGTTCAGCTTCGACGCGATCCACTTGTCTGTGTCCACCTGCAAGCGTGACACGTTCACCGTCGCGGGATCGGCGTTCTGCGCCGTATCCACAGCGCGTGACGCGAAGAAGTGCCCAGCGGCCTCCTGTGCCGCTCTGTAGCGATCCTTACGCCCACGCTCAGCATCGAGCCACTTATTCCATAGCTTCCACCCCACATTGAACTCGCCAATGATCTTGCTCACGGTTTCACCGCGCGACATCCTATCGAATATCTCGTCCTCGCCGACCGCGTTGATCGCCGCGATCTTCGCCTTCCCTATCTCACCCATCGCCAGCCTCCAGTTCACCCGCGATAGCAGCGTACCCGCAGACGTCCACCCAATTGTCCGAGTGATCGCTTGAGCGCGACCGCGATACCTTGAGCAGCACCATCATCGCCGCCACGTCCACCTCCGTCACAGGCACGCCGAGATACGCTGACCACATGCCAGCAATGGTCGCGTGCGACGCCTTTGCGGAGCCATACGTCCGCTGCCTGTCGCCCGTGATCAAGTCACCCGCCGTGCGTAAAATATCTTCCCTCGTTACCATGGTATATCGTCCTCAATGTTATTGTTGCCATCTCCGTCCACCACACGCGTCACCTTCGCGTTGGGAAACGTCTCAAACGCCTTCTGCAAAAACGCCTCGCTGAAGTGCTGCTTCAGTATACACGCCGCATCCTCAAACGAGTAGACCACCCACTGCGGATACCGCTTGCGCAGTTCCGCGCATCCCTGCCTCGCGAAGCACACGATCTTCCCGTCATCCAGCTCCACGCACCACGCGTGCGGCGACAGCGGCTTATGCCCCGCGCCTTCCGCTTCCGCTTCCATGCGCTTCCACCCCGCCATGAGCTGCGTGGCGATCTTGTTCGTCCGCACAACGTCACGCTCCACGACCGCCTGCTTCAGCGCCTCGTAGGCTGCCTCGAACTTGCCTGCCAGTTCCGGCGATACCAGCGACGGCAGCGTGTCACCCCACCGCTCGGTCATTTCCCTCGCCACCCGATCCAGCGGTTCGAGCTGACCCCAGACTGCCGCCGGTATAGGCTCCGTCCTTTCGCCAACCGTGAACGTCCCCTTCGACGCTATCTGCTTTGCCGTAGGCCGACGCCCTTTATGCTTAGCCATGACCATGCCCCCTACGCATCCCCATCAAATCAATCTCCGCACCTTGAATAAATACGCCCGCACTTCTCTCCGCACCTTGCATATATATATGCAAGTGGTGCGGCGGAAGATTTCTTGCCGTATTTACCGCACCCTCGGCACCACGCCGCACCATAAGTGCGGTAAGTGCGGAACGTGCGGAAACGCCCCCAACGGCGCTCATAGCTTGGCCTTCACTTCGACCACATACACACGCAGATCTGGTCGCTCTTCCTTCATGTAGCTGGCCACTTCTTCAGCGTCTGCCTGATCCGCATAAACGCCATCCGCGAACACTGGCTTCAGCACCCCGATGTCGCCTTCCTTCCGCTTGGCATTCACGTCCACGGCTACCGCCATATATTTTAGCTTGGTCATACCCCCGCCTCCTCTCCCGTTATCCATTCACCCACCACAACGCACGGCACATCCCTGCCGTCACGCTTGCTTGGCGCAGACGTCTTGCGCAGCACGCCGTTCTCGATCCACTTGCCCACGATCGCCTTGGCCTTCGCCTTCTCGTGTCGCTTCTCCAAGTCTAGCCCCAGCACGTCTGCCACGGTGACGCCGACCCACGTCTTGGCCTGCACGTTTGCGCGGAGCGGCTCGCCCTGCGTTTCCGCGTCGCCCACCGCGCGCTGCACCTTCATCGCGTCGCGCGCCGACACGCCGTCGAATAGATCCGGCATCGCATATTCCGTGGCCACGCCGACATATTCCATGTTTGGCAATTGCACGCCCACCATGCGTCGGTAGACCGCCTTCGCTGCTGGCGGTGCCAAGTTTGCCTTGCCGTCGTCCACGCGGAATATGCCGAGGCTCTCCGCTTCGCTCACGCCCAGCTTCTGCGCGTCTTCCGCGCTGATCTTGTTTATGACCCGCGCCGCACGCGCCGCCCCGATCAGCGACCCCGCGCCCCTGACGCTGTCCACGGTTGCCTCGTCGCCGTTGCCCTTGCGGATGTGATGCACCAGCGCCACGGCGCAGTCTGTCTCGTCGCAAACGCTACGCACGGCACCGACGGCTGCATTCATGGCCACGTTGTCGTTTTCGTTGATCTGGTTGGCGCCAACCCACGGGTCGATCATCACCATGCCGATGTCGTTCTCCTTGATCTTGGCCGCCATGTAGTCGAGCATCTCGTCGTTGACCTCGATCCCGTCGCGCCCCTGATTGGCGAACACCATATTCAAGCTCCTTCCGGCGTCGAGGAACAGGCGCCCCCGTATTTCCTTGGCGGTGACGCCGTAGTGCAGCATCGCCGCCGCAAGGCGTCGCTGCATCTCCTCCAGCGGGTCTTCCAGATTGATGATCCACACCTTGCACGGCTCGTGTATGGCCTCGCCCAGCAGCGGCTTGCCCGTTCCGATGCACAGAGCCTCCACGATCTGCAGAGACGTCTTCCCGACGCCGCCCGCAGAGGCCAGCACGCTGACATGGCCTCGCACGTAGTGCTGCCCGTAGATCCACCGCCGCGCCGGTATTGTCGCGGGATCTATTGGCTCGTATGCGGTTGGCCACTGGCGCTCGCCTGCGATGCGCTCCTGCTTCACTTCCTCGACCGGCTTCGCCAGCGCCAGCGCCTCGCGCAGCTTTTGCGCGCCCGCTTCCTGCAGGTAGTCGTTGGCATCCTTTACGTTTTCCACGCCCAGCGCGTCGAAGCGCACGACGTGGACGTCGGTGCTGCCGTCGCCTCGCAGCACGTCGGAAACCGCCTCCACGTCTAAGTCTGGGTCTGCGCAGATCGTGACGTCGCTGGCTCTTGGCGCGTTAAACGTCTTCATGCCCGACTTGCCAAACGTGCAGACGATTGTCGCCTCCACATGGCCCATGATCGCCTGACGCACGCTCAGCGCATCCTCTGGCCCCTCAACCAATATGATCGCGCCGCCCTCGTGCTGGTCGCCGATCCGCATGGCATTGCCCACCAGTGATCCGCGTGAATACTTGTTGATGTTGTTATGCTCGCGCTTCTTCCCGTCCGGCGTCAGCAGCACCGCCTGCACGCCGCAGACGTCGCCCTCGGCGTTGGTCGCGGGAAACAGTATCGCTGGCCCATCGTACATGCTGGGGCTGAAGCGCGCGACGCCCTCCGCCACGCCTGCTCGCATTCCACGGTTGTTCAGGTACAGCAGCGCCGGTCTGACGGCGTCCTTGTTCTCGCGTGATATTGGCACGCTGCGCTCCCACGCGGCCTGCGCCTTTGCGATTTTCTCGGCGCGCGTTTCCTCGTCGCGGATCAGCAGATCCTTGCTGGCCAGCCTTACGATCAGGCGATCCATCTCGCTCGGTTGAAACGGCACCGCGTCATCGTTTTCAAGTTGCTTCGGGTTTTCGCTGCCCCGCTTGAACCCGCTGCCAATGGTTGCCTTTATCTCGTGTTCCTGCAGCCCGATTGCCTTGGCCGCCGTGTGCAAGTCTATGACGCTGCTATCAATGTTGCTGGCGTCCATGTGCGCGTGCCGACCCAGCGCATATGCCGCGAGGTTCAGCGCCTCGTTGCGACGCCCCTGCGGAGCCATGCCGATCTCGGTTACGACGCTTTCCCGTACCTTCTGAAAATAGTTTACGCTCATCCCGCTACCCCGTTCTAACTTTTGTTATAACCACGCCCGCCGAAGCAGGCGTGGAGCTTGTTATCTTAGAAGCCGAAGTCGTCTGCGTCTACAACGCTGGCCACTGGGGCCGCTGCGGTTGGCACCGGCTCCGGCTTAGGCGGCGTGCTGTCTGCGGGTTTTGCAATCCACTTGGATATGGCAAAGCCCAGATCGTATGACGTGCCCTTGCCGACCACGACAGGCGTGGACGTCGTGACGCTGACCACCGGCACCATGCCCTGCGCAAACTCCGGCGCGTTTTCCGCTTGGTTATACAGCTTGGCGATGAACTGCCCCGTGCCGTATGAGTTGTTGCTGAACTGCGCCTTGGTGCCGTCCGACATCCAACAGTCTACGTCGAAGCCCTGCTTATACGCTGGCTTGCCCTCCGCGTCCGTCTCGGTCGGCTTAGGCGTTGCCTGCGATGGCGATGGCCACTCCTGCCAGTCGCGCATCCCGACGGCGATCTTGAGCCACCCGAACTTGACCGCAGCAATGTCGATTGCGATACCCTTGGCCATGTCGATGACTTCGGGATCGCCGCCCTTGTTCACGGTCCAGCGGTTCTGCGGAAGGTTGACCCGTATATACGCGCCGCTCGCGTCTGATGTTTCTCCGAATGATATTGGCATGTTTGTCTCCTGACGTTGTGTGCCTGTGTTATGCGCCGTGTGACGCGGTAAAGTTGAACGCCCAGCGTGGTATCTGAAGCGTTTGCAGCTCCCCATACCCGTAATCCCAGACGCCCGTATTGCGCGCTATCGCATACTGTTCCAGCGCGTGTTGAACTGCCGCGTCGCCCTCGTTGAGCGTGCGCCAGTCAAGCTCGTAAACACCAACGGGGTAAGGCGCTTCCTTACCCACGCTGATGAAGATAAACCTGTCGATCTCCTCGCCGATCAGGCCCATCGTCCTGCGGTAGAAGCTTTCCTGAATGTGATACCCGAAGTTGGCAACCTGCTTGGCAAAGCCTTCGGGGTCGGGCGCTATCGTCGTCTTCAAGTCGATCAGCGCCCCGATGTCACGACGCCAGCCGTCTGGACGGCAGCGCAGATCCACGCCCGTCTGCGTGTCCTTTGCAAATATGCTGGCCTCGCAGATCAGATCGCCGGATAGCAGCTTGGCCACCTCCTTGTTGCTGCGCACCGCGTTTGCCGCGTCCACGGCGATCTTGTAGTCGCCCTCCGTTAGCAGCAGCGCGCCGTTGGCGTCGGCCTCTGCCTTATGCTGCGCCCAATCCTTGCCGCGCCGCGTCTCCGGCCCGCACCAGACGGTGCTTGCGTGCTGCGGCTCAAACACCAGCGTGTGCGTGGCCGTGCCCACGTCGAATGCTGTGCTTTCCTTGCGCTCGGCATACTTGTAATGCGCCAGCGACTTCATGGCGATTGTCTTGGCCCCAGAGGCGCTGAGCGCGTCGCTCAGGTGGTATTCCTCGTTTGACATGGTTGTCGATATGGTCACGCCTTTCCCCTTCCATATAGCGCTATCAGCAGCGCCTCTGCTCTGTGTTCATCCTTCTTCCGCTTCAGCTCGCTCGCCCTGTCGGGGAACCACTGCTGCGCCATACGACGCGCCGCGTCTTTATCCTTTGGCAGGTTCATCGCCCGCTTCCACACGACCGGCGTCACCATGGTGTAGCGCGTGCGAGACAGCGCCACGGTCGTCGTGATCTGGCCAAACGCGTACCCCAGCTTAAACGTCGAACTGACGCCCTGCTTTGGCATCGCCTGCTGCTTCTCGATCCATATGTGATCGAGCCGATCCACCGACGTGAGGATGTCCATTAGCGCCACGACGTCTACGCCGCCCTCGCTGTAGACGGGCAGGTCATGCACCTCCGACCAGTTTTCACCGATCAGCGCCACGCCGCCCGTGCGGTAGCCGCAGTCTATGCCACACGTTACGATGCTCAATGCATGTCCTCCTTGTCGGGCGTGCTGTACGTCTCGAATATGATCCCCATGCACATGGCGATGGCGTCCTGCACGTCGCAGTCGTTTTCGCGCATGTGGCCGACCACTGACTGCAGCGCAGCGCCCAGCGCGTACACCTTGGCAAGGTCCGGCAGCTCGGTGCGCTCGCAGATCGACAGCATGTCACGCATCAGCGCGTTTGCCTCGGACATCGTGTTGCTGGCAACCGCTGACATCTCTGCGTGCTGCTCCGGCGTCAGTGTGAAATCATCATCCACGCTGCACGTCCACACCATGCTCGTCCAGCAGGCGCAGTATCGCCATCTGCGTCAGCGACGCCATGCTTATGCGCTTCTCCTTGGACAAGTCACGCAGCGCCTCGAATACCTTGGCGTCGATCCGCGAGCCAAGCTGTTTCATCTCAGTGTTCATAATTACCTCCGTTGATCCGGCTACTATAACGCCGCGTTAACATTGTGCAAGAGTTAGAACGCGAACTCTTCCTGCGTGCGCAGCCGGTACAGTTGCTGGCCCTCGATGAACGACGTCTTCACGATTGTGCGCCGCTCACGCATGGTCTTCAGGCCAATGTCGATATGCATGGCGTCCTGCTCGATCATGCTGCACAAGTCGCCCACCGACAGCTCGTTATGCCTACTCAGGCAGCGCTTGATCTCCTTGCGCAGCTTTTCCAGCGGCCACGGCTTATGGGCATACGCGTGCATGTCATCGCGCCCAATCAGCCTGCGCTTCATGCGCGCGTTCTCGATGATCGCCAACTCCTTCCAACGCTCCAGCGGTGTCATGTGTTCCGTCATAGCCGACGCTCCAGCATCTCGCAGAGCGCCATGATTTCTTCGGCGCGCTGCTTGATCGTCAGGCGCTCAGGGCCACGCCCCGCGTCCATGCGCATGATATCTGCCTTGCGCCGTATGGACATGACCAGCATCAGCGGCGTTGGCTGCGTCGGCGTGCTGCTATCCTCGTCGATATGCGCGCCAACGCTGGCGCTGTTTTCCAGTTTTGATAGATCCCATTTAGCCATTTTCATTCTCCTGTGTTGGCCGTGGCTGCGGTCTGACGTCGGGCCACGGGCGGCGGTAGTCTGCCTCGCCGCCCATCTCGACGCATTGCGGCTCAAAGATCCGCGCCAGATCGTAGTATTTCGCAAACGCTTTGCACTCGTCCGGCGACGAGAATATCACGAATGCCATGAAGACGGGTTCTGCTAGGGTCATTGCGCTGCGTCTCCTGTGATCCACTTCAAATGCGGGCAAGCATAATCATCGCAGCCATCTAAAAGCTCGCCCTGCACAAAT